CTCGCAGATTAGAAAGATTGTGGAGTATGCGACTAATGTCCAGGCTTGGCCGAAGCGGTTTAGGCGTACTCCGAGGCAGTTTTGGTATTTGTACCCGACTGCTCAAGTGGCGACGGCGGAGTTTCATACGAAGTGGAAGCCTGACATTCTGCCGAAGGATAGCTTCAAGGATGACCCTCAGTATGGGTGGAGGGCTGAGTTTAAGAACCGGGGGGACATAAGCGCGATTTACTTCAATAGCGGGGTTGCGCTGTACTTTAAGACCTACGCCCAGGATGTGCAGCATCTCCAGTCGGGTACTGTGGATTATGTCGCCTGTGACGAGGAGCTTCCGCTTGAGCTGTGGGACGAGATCAACTTCCGTCGTAACGCGGTAGATGGGTACTTCTCGATGGTGTTTACGGCTACTTTGGGGCAGGAGTTCTGGAGGCTTGCGATGGAGCCTCGGGCGGGGGAAAGCGAGACGCTTCCGTTTGCGAAGAAGCTGAGAGCCTCGCTGTTTGATTGTCAGCACTTTCTTGACGGAACGGCTTCGCACTGGTCGCTTGAGAAAATCCACCGGACCATTGCAATGTGTAAGTCTGAGGCCGAGGTACAGCGGCGGGTTTATGGGCGGTTCGTGAAGGATGAGGGGCTCAAGTACCCTTCTTTTGAGCGCGGGCGCAATATCGCATCTCCGATGAACATTCCGGGCCATTGGCCTGTGTATGTGGGAGTGGATATTGGGGCGGGCGGGGATGAGAACCACCCGAGCGCGATAACTTTTGTGGCGGTGAGGCCGGACTATCGGTATGGCCGGGTGTTTCGGCATTGGCGTGGGGACGATAAGGTTTACACGATGTCGGATGTAGCTGTGAAGTACATGGAGTTGTCGCAGGATTTCAATGTGACTGCGGCGTTCTATGACTACCATGCTAAGGACTTTAAGACGATTACGGATCGGATGGGGTTGTCGTTTATTCCGGCTGAGAAGAAGCATGATGTCGGGGAGCAGGTTATCAATGTGCTCTTTAAGAATGGGATGCTCGATATTGATAATACGCAGGAGTGTCAACCGATCGTGAACGAGCTTACGACTCTCCAGCTTGGGACGGACAAGCGGAAGGCGAAGGACGATTCTGTGGACTCGATGCGTTATGCGTTGACTAAGATCCCATTTGATTTTAGTCATGTGGGATTCGTTCCTACGAGAGAGGTACTTAAAGCCAAGTCTTTAAGTCCGATGGAAGTAGCTCATGTGGAGCGGAACAAGGATCGGTTAAGGATGCTTGCGCCGAAGGACAATTCAGGATCTAATGGGGTACAGGATGAAATTAGGCTTTGGAATGAAGTTATTGGGACGGACCTCTCAGACTATGACGACTTCTTTTGACACAAGTGCGATTCTTGCTATTATAGAGTCATGTAGTCGCAACGGGGTGGCTAAGTTCTCATGCGGAGGGCTTGAGCTTAGTTTCCTCCAAGTTGACAAGGCTCCGGTCACAGAGCCCGTATTCGTTAGACCTGAAATTCAGGCCGTACAGAGTTCCCAGGCAAAGGATTCTCTAACTAAAGAAGAGGCACTCATCAAGGCGAACACGCTAGAGCAGATGCTACTTGATGATCCGTTAGAGTATGAAAATCTCCTCCGCACTAGGGAAATCGAATGAAAAAGTTAAACCATCAAGAACTGGTTAGGCTCTATAAAGAAGGTGAGAACGCCGATAATCACCTGTATGCAGAGCAAAGGTCTAACCTTCTTCTTGTGGCTGGTTCCCATTACGCTCGTAAAGGCTCGCGGTTCTGGAACCGCGTTAGGGATGACCAGAGGCTCACGGAAGAGCAAAAGATCCGGCTGACTATTAACCATATTCAGCGCATCTGTAAAATATACGAAAACAACATTCTCTCGTATGCTCCTGGCGTAGCTCCGCTCCCTAAGAACGATAACGAGCTTCAAGACCAGAAAGCGGCACAGCTTAATAATGCCGTATGGAAAGACATCAAGGATCGCCATCGCTGGAATGATAAGATCCGCGAGATTGTGCAGGACTTTGTTCGCATCGGGGAAGTAGCGCATAAAATTTACTGGGACGACAGCAAGGGGAAGCAGATTGGCTTTGCTCCGATGGTAGATGAGTTTGGGATGGAGATGGTGGATGAGATGGGCCAGCCCATGCTCGACCAGTCTAAGCCCGTATTCTCCGGCGATTTCTGCTTTGAGCGCATTTTTGGGTTTAATATCTTTCGCCCGTCTGAAGCAAAGAGCATGGAAGAATCTTGGTTCATCGGTTTCCGCAAAATGGTGGATATTGATGAGCTTCGTGCTAGGGTAGGCGACGACGAAGAGAAGCAAAAACTCATCCAAGAAAGTAAGGATGAGACATATCTTGTATTCGATGGAAATGGATCAGCTTACGAGCGTACTAAGAACCAGTGTCTTGTGCTCGAAATGTATATCCGTCCGTCGATCAACTTCCCGAATGGCTACTATTTCATCTATACGATGCAGGGTATTCTGTGGGAAGGGGAGCTTCCGTTCGGCGTTTTCCCGATTGTGTATTGCGGGATGGATGAAGTTCCTACATCTCCTCGATGCTACTCGTTTATTAAGCAGCTCCGTCCCATTCAGGGGGAAATCAACCGAGCCATCAGTCAGACGGCTACCCACCAAGTAACTCTTGGAGACGACAAACTCGCGGTTCAAGCTGGGACTAAGGTAGCGAATGGTGGACTTCAGCCTGGAGTTCGGGTGCTTTCTTACTCGGGCCAGGCTCCTGTGGTCATTCCGGGCCGGACTGGAGATCAGTATCTTCCGTATATTGAGAAAATGGTCGATCAGTTCTATGTGATTGCGAATCTGCAAGAGGAATTGCAGGAAAAACCAGCAAATCTCGACCCGTACACGATGCTTTTCATGAGCATCCAGCAGAAAAAGAAGTTTTCTGTCTATACCTCTAAGATCGAGCAGTATCTTATCGACTTTTGTTCGAAGACTTTGGAGCTTGCTAAGAATTACTACACCGAGCAGAGCCTTGTTCCTGCAATCGGTAGGGCAGAGCTTATCAATATCGCAGAATTTAAGACCACGACTCCGCTGAACTACTCGATTCGTCTTGAGCCGGGTACTGAGGACATGGAGACTCGCCTCGGTAAGCAACTTACCTTCAATCAGATCATGCAGTATGTGGGATCTAACCTTGATCCGAAGGATATTGGTAAGATTATCCGCACTTCTCCATACGCTAATAACGAACTTGCATCCGAAGACCTGACTATGGACTTCGATGCTGGGACGAATATGATTTTGTCGCTTGATCGTGGACAGCCCATGGAGCCATCCATGTATGACGACAAGAAGTATTTGATTAAGCGTCTGACTAACCGGACCCGTAAGGCAGATTTCAAGTTTTTGCCTCAGCAAGTGCAGATGATGTACCAGCAGATCATCAGTCAGTTGATTGACATGGATGCCGAGGAACAGCGGAAGATCCAAGAAGCGGCTCAGGGCTTCATTCCCATGTCCGGCATGGCGGTCGTTTGCGATATTTATGTTCCAGATCCTAACAATAGCTCTAAGACCATGCGGGCTCGGGTTCCTTACGACGCTCTTACTTGGCTTTTGAAGAAACTCGAAGAGCAGGGTGCAAGTCAGCAGTCGATTATGCAGCAGCAACAGGCCGTAGTCGCTCAAACTGCACAGTCTCTTATGCAAAATTCTCCATCACAACCACAGGCTGCGGCTGGAGGGGTAAACCCTCTTCAGCCAATGCTTAAACCCCAAGGGTAAGGGCCAATTATCCAAAAGGACAGCATGGAAGACATGGAATCAGTACAAGAGACACAATCAGTAGAATCAGCCCCCGAGTCAGCGGCTCCTGCCCCTGAATCTGCTCCGGAGGTAGCTTCTGCTGCTCCTGCCGAATGGACCCCTAACTATAAAGTTAAGGCATACGACAGCGAATACGAGATCCCGGAGAACTTCCGTGGGTATATTAACAAGGAAAATGAAAAGCATTTCCGTGAAGTGTTTGAGCGGTCGTTCGCTTTTGACACGATTAAGCAAAAATACAAGGATGCCCACTCTAAGTACCAGGATGTGAACACCAAGTACGACACCATGACTAAAAACTTGGATCGTCTGTCCAAGTATGTTCAGAATGGCGACTTTGACACCTTCTTTAACACCATTCAGATCCCCGAAGCTGAGATCCAGAAGTGGATTTACAATAAATTGACCCTTCAGGACTTGCCGAAGGATCAACAACAGCTTTACACTAAGAATAGCGAGTATCAGAGAGAACTGCTCTCCATGCAGGAAAAGTATGATGAGATGCAGAGCAAGCTGGCTGAGTTTGAGGAGTACAAGTCTCAACAGGCCATCCAGACTAGGCACTCTGAGCTTGATTCGGCACTTTCGAGTCCCGAATATAAGTCTCTCGCGGAAAGTTATGATGCTCGGGCAGGAAAACCCGGTGCATTTAAGAACGAAGTGATCCTTCGTGCGGCGGCGGTGGCAAATGCCACAGGAAAAGACCTGTCCGTAGCGGAGGCAGTTCAAGAGATGGCGAGACTGGTAGCTTGGAATCAGCAAAATGCTGGACAGGCATCAGGGGTAGCGCAAAAGGGACAGAGTAGGCCAACTCTCCCTTCGGTGTCGGGAAAGGCAAGCTCCCCAGTCGCACCACAAGTAAAATCTATTGAGGATCTGAAGAAGTTAGCGAAAGCGGCTTCCCAAGGTCAAAACTACTAATAAACTAACCTTTTGAAAGGGGTTAAAAATGGCTACTAATCGTACATTTAGCAATATGCTGAATGAGTATCTCCCGGAGAAGCTCCTCCTGGACGAACTCAAGAAGCGCAACTGGGCTCTCGCAAACATTGAACAAGATGATTCTTGGCTGGGTGGAAACCTGGTCATTCCGTTCCTCGGAGCGGTTGGATCGTCTGTGACCTTCGGCTCTTTGGCCGCAGCAAACGACATCGCGGAAGAACTTTCTGTTCGCGGTCAAGTTTCTGCTTACAAAGAGTGCTGGGGCTCGATGATTTTCAATGAAACCGACCTTCTTCAGCACGGCAAGCTCTCTGAGCAGAACTTCCTGAAGATCATCCCTGATGCAATCATGCGCCATGCTGATTACATCTCGGCTGTGGTTTCTCAAAACCTCCTCACCGGATCTGCCGTTGCTAAAGCAACTGCTGACGGAACTGTGGGCGGTTTGATTACTGTTGCCCAGCCTGATCGTTTCCAGATCGGCATGAAAGTGTCTGTGGATGACGCAGACTCCTCTCCTGTCACTGGTTACATCAGCGCGATCAACCTGAACACCGGAGTTCTCTCCGTTGTTACTGCTCGCGGCGGTGCAACTCCTGTTGACCTGTCTGCATACACTGTTGCTCAGGGCGCAGCTATCTATGGGGATGGTCAGCAAGCTAACGGCTTCGACAACCTCCCGAACCAGTTGCTCTCCGCTGCTAACGGCGGTGCTGCTTCTATCTTGGGCGTAACCAAAACTGCTTACCCGTTCACCCAGGCGATCAATGTGGATGGATCTTCGATCACTGCAACGAACATCCTCTCCAAGATCTTCGACGCTTATGTGACTGTTCGCCGCCTCGGTGGTGGTAAGCCGTTCAAAGTCGTGATGAGCTACAAGAACTACGGCTCTTGCTTGAAAGTTCTTGAAACTCAGAAGGGCGCGTTCAATGTGGTTCCTAACTCGAAGAAGACCGAAGCATACGCTTTCGACTCTATCGCAGTTGGGGGCTTCGCTGGAACTCTCGAACTGTCCGCAGTTCAAGAGATGGACGACGACAAGATCATGCTTCTTGATCTGTCTGGAATGAAGTTTTACACCAACGGCGGCATCCGTCGTCGTAAAGCTCCAGATGGCAAGGAATACTTCGAAGTCCGTAACACTTCTGGCTTCCAGTACATCGTCGATCACTGCTTGTTCGGTGAGTTCGTGGTGAAGGAGCCTAAGAAGCAGGGCATCATCCACAGCATCAGCTACGCTATCTAATTGATTGATGGGCAGGGGTACGCTGTACCTCTGCCCACTTTTTTAACAAGGAGAAAACATGGCGGCACTTACTCTTTCGGCTTCGGCTAAATACAAACAGAATGTTATTAAGCAACAGGCAGTAGGGACTGCGGCTGTTGCACTTACTCCTCTTGCTGTCTTGGATGCGGTTAAGACCCCCGAGCAGATTTTCGTTCAAGCCCCTTCTACCAACACTGGCAAAATCACCATCGGCTTGTCCGGTGTGACTGCTGGGGGTGCTGGGATTGAACTTGTGGCCGGAGCCAATACTGTGCTTCCTAGCCACAATGTTTCGGACTGGTTCGTTATCGCAGACGCATCGGCACAAAAGCTGAACATCATTTAC